TAGCCAGCTTCCCATACAAGTTTTTTTGTATCGGCATCACTCAAATCATTACCGCCCCCTTTGAGAGCAGTTTGTAAAACCTGTATCATTTCTGCAAGCTGTAAATCGCCTTCGGATATACTTTGCGTAACCTTTATCAAAGACCTGCCAAGGTTGCGCTCCAACACCATAATGGAGTTGAGATTAAGCTTTGTTTTGTAAGTTGAGCCACCTAGCTCAATATTTAATTCACCACGAATTGCGTTTGCCATTTGGCACTCCTATTTCTTACTTTTGGCTTCCTCTAATTTTACATCTGTTGTTTCGCCACGCTCAGCAACATCAATTGTATAAAGGATGTTAAATTTGTCTTTGCCAATAACAACTGAGGTCACTGATGACAAATCAACTGCACCACTTATGTTGAGCATCATTTGTGATGCGTCAAACATCGCATTATGCTGATCGTCTTTAATATCAACAACTACATTTTCCCAAGCCATGCTTACACCGTTGCAAATGTAATTGTGCCAGAGCTTTCAAATGTGAAGCTATAAGTTACTTCTCCATTATATTCGCCAGCATATTCTAAAGACTGCAACATAAATGCGCCTGTAAATGTTCCGAAATCTGGAACGAGGAATTGATAGTTGCTAAATGAGGATGAATCAAACTTACCACGCAATGTTGTTTCGGATGCGCTATCTGTAAACACACCTGAACCTGTAACAGTCATACTATTTACGCCGCCCTGTGCAAGCAATTCTCTCGCCCGTCCAGAGTCTTTGTTTGTTACATCAACCGCTTCGTCATTCATTGCCAAAGCTGTGCTACGCATACCGCCAATGGTTGTAAAAACCTCTGGTGATGCGCCATCGCCGATTTTCATTAATAGGGCTGAACCTTTTTGTGCCGCCATTTTACTAGTCTCCTAATCAAATACTACGGCTCGAAATCGCATGACACCGTGCCGAGTGATGCCGTCATTTTCTAACAAGGTCGTTTCAAACTCATGTCTAATATTGACCAAATTAGCACCTGATACTGTTATAGCAGTATTATGTAACTGAGTATATATTTGTTGCATGATTTTTTTAATATCTTGAAGCCCACGATACTGCGACCATACATGGATTGTTAAAGTATGTTCGTGTGCGTCAACATCTTTTGTGCCATTTTCTGTTGCGGTTTCTTCACCGATCACCACATACGGATAAGTCGTTTGCTCTGGCACATCATCAAAAACACCAGTAATCGCCGCCCCGTCATAATCAACAAGGCTGGCTCCATTGAGCTTAGTAAATATAGCTTGCTGAAGTGGCCAACTGTGTAAACTCATCGTGCTTTCAATTCTCTAAATTTTTTACGAATAAATGGTCTTGCTCTTTCAGCAGACGGTAGCATGAATGGACGTGCCGCCATTCTGCTTGTACCAAATTCTAGAAATGAAGAATACCCTGCCTTGCTTTCTACGATGCCAGCCAAGCCACCAAGTAAAATATTAACGTTGATATTACCAGCAAGATTTCCTGTGTCTGTAGCAGGATACTCTCCTGCGGCAGATGCTGTATGTGTTTTACCACCTCGTGGATATTTATTTCCTGTTTTCACTCCGTCTTTTATACCAGTTACTGCTATTGTTCTTATTTCTTGACAACCTAAGAAAACAGCAGTCTTTGATTGGCTGATATATTGATCGGTAACATCTTTATATCTTGATTTACGTCTAAGTTTGACACTCACCCTGCTCATGTTGCAACGCCTTCCTCGCAAAGAATGTCAAGAAATCTGTTGCGTGTGTCTCGGTTGATTACTCTTTTAATATTAAATATACGGCTGTAATTTACACCGCCATCTGCAAAATCATATTTCAGGCGGTTTTTATAGCTGACATCACGCCTAAAACGAATTGTGATCATATGTGTTATACGTTCCTCGATTTGATCACCAAATAGCCTATCTCCACCAGACAATGGCTTTATAGAAGCATTTACAGTTGCAACATCAGAATACGAGACTGCTGACGAACCACCGCCATCCGCAGAACGTGACTGCGACTGTATTTTAACTTGATGCCGCATTGCCCCGATCATACTAATACCCTGAAACGCTGTCGTTAAATGGATCTGTGCTAAAGTTTAAAACCTTATAGGGATCGAGTAGATATTTAATTGAATGAGGCAATGGATTTTGTGGCTTGCCATACGCATCGCCTCTATTTTCATACATAAAGGTAACATGGCTTAATAACCCCTGTATAATTGCCTCAGGAATATCTGAGCGTGATGTGCCATAACCTGATACATATGTAACTTCGATTGCATTAGCAACACGCAAGGCAGTAGGCCAAGTTTCACCGTTTCTTAAAACGATACGTGCTGGCTCTCGTTGATTGTCTAAATAGTATTTAGATGACGAAAGCGTTGTCTCTGTATCAGCATCATCAAATGTTTTGACATGGGTAACGCTTACAACAGGCGGTCTAGGGAGTTGTAAATATCGACGCCTGATTGTCATATCAGGACCAATACGTGTGCCTTCCCATAATGGCTGATCAACCTCGTCAATATAATCTATGCTATATTTAAATGTGCGATTTAAAAGACTGCGCCCAATATAGTTTTCTACAAACATACGAGACGATTTAATCATATTGGTAATGACTGTAGTCTCTACTCCATCGTCAATGTGTGCATACTCACGCACATTGTCTGCACTTATCGGCTCGTCAGTAACATCTGTTACAATGGTAAGACCCGCCATAAATCACCTATTTCTTTGCTTTTTTAGTTTTAGTTTCTTTAGGTGCTACAACTTTTGTTTCTGCCGCCAATCCAGCTTCAACAAGGGATTGTGCAATTTTAGCTTGCCAAGGTTGCCCAGTTTCAACAGTATCACCAACTTCGTAATATCTAGTAGATGACCCATGCTCGTCTGCGGCGGCTTGGCATCTGTGTATAATTTTAATAGTCATATAAAGCTCCTAAAAGGTGCGGGGTATAGAAGGGAGCACCCCGCACCTCCAGAGGGATTACCTACGCATTATGTGGTGTAAATGCGTTGTCTCCAGTGTGTCGTGCATGCGCACGAACAACCATTGCGCCAATAGGCGTGCCTGTGCTGTGTGTGCCTGTTTTGGCAAGAACAACACGGACATATCTTTTTCCACCGACATAACCAACACGATAGATAAGACCCGCTGAATCAGGGTCTCCACCTGCTGTTCCGTCCAGTTTCAGGAAAATACCGCCAGATGCGATTGTGCCATCAATGATGTCTGCTTGGGCGCAATCTGTATAGGTTGAGTCATCATCGGAATGCTCCAATGAAACCTCGAAAAATACAGAGCCTGACAGAGTATCACCTTCTGCACCTACATCGACGAGAATGGTTGCGCTTTCAAAACCTTTAAGGTCAACACCTGAACCATTTGCGGCGGCTGAACGAACTGCGGCGGCAAGTGAAATTGCAGGATTAATGGAATTTGATAAATCGTACATATCTTACTCCTTATGCGCTAATAGTTTGTGTGCGGATTGCTTCAGCAAGCACAACCTGACCACCAACACGCTTACGTGCATAATAACGAACATTGCCGCTAGTTGCCTGTGTAAATGGATCACGAAGTACTGCCAAGCCTACACGATCAACAATCATGTAACCACGGCTAAAGTCACCAAATGCAACTGGCTTTGCTGAAGCCGCAACATCTGGCATATCTGGCATTTCTACGTATGGATACCCAAGAATTGTATTGGGAACACCACCAGTAAGCAACATACCAGCTTGGAATACATACTGCCCAGCAGTGTCTTGTAATTTACGAATAGCGGCAAGTGTTGTGCGATTAAACACAAATGTTGCGTTATTCGTATAATCAGACTTGATTGCGTGAACAAGGTCAAGCAATCCGTTTGCTGTCAATGCAGTTCCGTTGCCAGAGTTTGTTGTGCCGACATCACCATTGATGGTGATACCTTCTGGTGCGCCAACGCCTGTGCCTGTGATAAACTTTGTGCCTTCAGCTTTTGCAAACTGTGTTGCAAATTCCTGTTGCATTTCTGCCTCTAGGTTGAAAACACTATCCTCAAGCAATTGCTCGGAAATATCAACTAGCGCATACATTTCGTGTGTAGGAATTTCTTCCTGCTGAGTTGTATAGCCAGTTGTTTCGGAGCGTGTGCCTTGCTCTGCTACAAATACAGCAGAGAAAGTGGCTGTGCGTGATGGCATCTGGACTGATTTCTGAGTTGTTGGGCGCACTCTTGCGATTGAACGAAGTGGTGAAACCTCAGTAACTGTTTTAATCAGTTCATTTACATACTCTGGTGGAGCAAGAAATCCTGCGGCAGTATTATCGCCAACAGTAAGAGATTTCTTTTCCTCTGGTGAAAGCTCATTTTCGCCTTTACGCAGATATGAGTCAAATGCCTTAACTGCCAGATCGACTTGTGCTGTTTCAACAGCGGCATCTGGGCGCTTTAGCATTGTCTCAAAACGAGTTAGTTTTTCTTCCAGTTGCTTATACTCAGCCTCTTGCTTTGTTAGCTTCTGGTTAAAATCCTCGAGCTTATCAAGGTCGCCCTCGATGTTCTCAAGTTTTGTTTCGGTCAATGGATCAGCTTGTCCTTTTGACTCAATTTCGGTCATACGAGTTTCCATCGTTGACTTAAATTCCTCAAAAGTCCGACCCATCTCCTCAACATAGTTTTTGACTTCATCTGTCATTTTACTATCCTTTCAGATTTGCGGTTACTTGCTTTATAGCTTCAATTAAGTCAGCTTGTGCCTCGTCATCCCGACAAGTCAAAGCGTCAGATACCGCTTTTGCGGCTATCTTTGCATCGGAGCGGCTTAGGTCTCCTTCATCCCGAAGAAAACTTTCCCACTCCCTAACGGTGCGACCTTCCGCCTTTACAGCCTGTATTGTGGCTTGCGGGTTCATCGGAAAGGTAACAGCCGAAATTTCCATAAGGTCAACCTCTTTCAAGCGTCTACGCTTGCCGCCTTGGTCATATTCATAACCCTTGCTATCAACCTTGTATCCAATAGACAGCCCGTCTATGGCTCCCATTTTCATAAGTTCAAAAACCTCACGACCTTTTTGTGTGCCAAGTGCCAGTCTGCCCTTAACATAAAGACCTTTGTTATCTTCGCTTATCTTATCAAAGACGCCAATAGGTTGCTTTGTGTCGTGTTGATATAAAAGTTTTACGCCTTTTGCACCACGGCGGCGCAATGATCTTTTAAATGCACCCATGTCGACAACATCGTTGCCAAGGTCTTTATTCCCAAATATTGAGGCATATCCCTCAAACTCGCCTTTATCCTCATCATCGTCATCGTGATAGGCTTTTATTTCAGCAATCGTGTCTAAGTAATTTGTTTCAAGTTCATCGGACATTTTAGATCCTAACTTCGTTTTACAAACTGCCGCCCTTTGACGAACATTCGGATATTCTGCACGCATCGTGGCAGTGCCCATGCACCGCTCCATAAAATTTTCTTCGCTCTCACCAGATCTAGGTTTTGGTATTGGCATAATAGAGCATACCATATCTTGATTTTCTTACAATAGTAAGTATTTTTTTTCTCGCTCTTATACGAACAATGCTGTATAAATAATTTATGGCAGAATATGTTTACGTTTTAATGCTTTTTTCTAAAATGACAATTAACTCTGGTCAGGACTTAAATCTTATAGAGGCAGAGCTTCGCCTTGATCCTGTAAGCTGTATGATGCAAGCACAGGTTATTAACTCTGGCGCAACAGAAGATCATTCTAGGATTGCGGCTTGTATGCCAGTGTTATGGTCCGACGATGAAATTGATCCTAAAATAATAGAAAAAAGAAATTAACAATATCGGTTGATCTTATAAGAATAATTTGGTATTAGTATTCCTTGTGATTAACATTTTACAAGGAGTTACTCAATGACTATTCAAGATCACAATTTTCCAGTAGAAATGCAAAGCATTAAAACTTGGACTAACATAGATATTCCAAAGCATCTAGGTCATGCGGTTGTACGCACTGATACAAATGATGTTTTGGCAATTCATGGCAAAAGATATGAACTGATTTCACATGATGATGTTGTTACCTCTGTCATAGATGCTGTTGAAAAATCTAAAATTACATTTGGCGATTATGATTGTAATATTGATCTTTTTAATAATGGCGCAAGATTAAGAGGCGAAATTCTCTTTAATGATCTTGTTGCAGAACCAGTTGAAGATGACCATGTACAATTCCGTATCTGTTTTTATAATTCATACGATGGTGCATGGTCTGTTCAATTAAAAGCAGACGCACTTAGATTATGGTGCCTGAACGGTTGTACAACCGCTGATCATGTAATGCACACTTATCAAAGACACACCGCACAACTTGATGTAGAGGGCTTTGTAGCACAGATCCAGAATGGTGTAGAAACCTTTTGGAATAATCAGCAAATGTGGCATGACTTTTCAAATACAAAGGTCACTGATCTGCAGGCACTTCAACTATTTGAAGGCACACTTTGCTATCAGAAATCTACACACACAGCCCTTGACAATGACACAGTTAATCAAAAGCAGAAAAACATTCTCTTTGGTCACTGGTTAGATTATCAAGACAAACTTGGCTCTAATCTATGGGCTTTGTATAACGCCACCACGCATTGGTCTACACATACAAATGATTACGCAAACCCATCAAATAAACGCAGGGAGCGTGAGAATATGGTTGCCAAAATGCTTCAAAGCAAACAATGGGAATATCTGACCAGATAAACCCAAACAAATAAATCATAAAGCACCCTCAACTTTTTTAGGTTGGGGGTGTTTTTTTATTTGATCTTATAGGAACAATATGGTATTAGTATTATATTGATTATTTATTAAAGGAGAACTCAAATGGGATACACAAACTACTGGACACAATATCGGGATTTTACTGAAACCGAGTGGCTGATGATCAAAGACCAATACGACTATCTTCGTGACGTTGGCGAACATATTATTTTTGTCGACGAGTCGCACCATCATGGTGAAATAGCCTTTAATGGTATTAAAGGGCAAGAATGTGAGACGTTTATACTTGAAAAGGCACCATTCATTGATACTTATCAACGTGAGCTTGGCAATAAATTTAATTTCTGCAAAACACGCCAAAAGCCATATGACCTCGTAGTCTGGCAATTATTGACGTGGATTAATAATAAATTTGGTGACAGCGTTATGATCGTGTCTCGTGATCGTAATGACATGACCAAACTTGATGTGATTGATGATCCGATTGCACATATTTACGAATCAAGTATTTCGTCACCTTCCTCAAAATAAACCACCACACATCTACAATTAATCGTGTTCTGGGGACCTCCACGGGGGTCTCCAGCATACGCTAGTCGTCTATCTTCTACTGCCCCGCCCTTCACTGGTGTTGCAATAATAAAATCTTCGTCCATGCCAACTTCTTGCCCATTGACTGCCCTATGATGCTCTCTTGTTCTTTCATCATTTGTGCTTACCCATCTTTTTTTAAGTTCAATGCCGATTTCTTGTGCTACTGCATGATTGGCATATGATGCCGCACTGTGCGTTTCTGTTCGGGCAATTGTGATTGATCTACGTCTGCCAATAGTTGATACCCTTTCTCGTATCAATCTAGCGATCTGTGCTGGCCCTAGATCTTCTCCTGTTCCATCTAAAATAGCTTTGCGAATAAGTGCCAATGTCGTTGCATCTATCAGCTGGATACGACTACCCACTTGTGTGTTGATATATTCCTCAATGTATCTTTCGTATGGCGATTGCTTTAGGCTGATCAAGGTAAAGCGATCTATCATAGCGTTCATAATAGCACGCACACTTGGCAATATTACGTTTGTTAAGTCTTGCGTTATCTGATTGCGATTAATTGTGCGAAGTCCGCCATATTCGTATTGCTCTCCAGCCCTGCGCCCTATTCGATTAAATGTTGTAATAAGTTGCTGTGCAAGGTTGCGCTCGTATCCATTGCGGATGCGGTTCTGTTCTGCAACCTCTCTGCGGGCAGATATAAGGCGACCTCGCCTCTGTTTTCTAGCTGTTTTCATCTTTGACTATGACATAACTAAATGTGCCAGAAATCGCATCCGATCCTGAGCTTACTAATGCACGTATTTCAATATCTGATTTGGCTGGCATGGCAATCGGCACACCTAAAATATATTGAGCAAAATTATTATGCAATGTCGTTACTGTCTGCGTCCGAAATACACCGCCAAATTCACGCAAAACAAATCTTGCTGTTGCAAATTTATTTGCCGCCGTTGTGCCTGATGACACTGTTATATTAAAAATATAAGCCGTATGATTTCTCGGCACTGAATAAATGCTTTGCAATGTCTGATTTTCGCCAGCATCTATCTTTCCGTATTTATTTACTGGCACACCTGATGAAACTGTGCCTGTTCCTGCGTAAATATCACCTGTTGGCTCGTCTGCAGTTACAAACATACGATTAACCCGCAAAAAACTATTTGACGTATTTACTGCGGTTTGACCTGTAATTGTTACGCTTTCAGATATTTCATCGTAATTAGCATCAAGCCCCTCAATCGTAATGGTTGATGTATCGCTGTCATTACTGCTTGAAACCTTAAGCACACTGGCTGATGCAAGATAACTATATATACCGCCTTGTGACCAAACTGTCTCTTCGTCTGTGCTTACTGCGGGATTGTATCCAAACTTAAATGCTGGGCGGTGTCTAGCAATCATCCCTTCATGTATTTGGATGCCATATTTTGCATCTATGGTCATTTTTTCTTGTCGCTTTTTAGAGGATGACCTTCGGGCAACAAATCAAGATCAAACTTACCTGATTTAAATTTATTATTCCTGACGGCGTACAAAAAAGCATTAATTCTTGCAAGTGCCCATTGATCACTACTTGTAACAGACGGACGGACCGAAGCGGGATTGGTATTGAAGGCTCCTACTCCCCGACGAAAAACGGCTTCAAGCATACGCTGTGTAACACGCTTGCCCTTTCTATCGCCATATTCCTCATTGTGATCCTTTACTTTATTGGCAATTGCTTTTTTAATTTTTTCACTGACCTTTGCCTTTGACTCATAAGCGCCATCAATTAAGGCATCAACAGATAGGTTTTTGTCACGCTCTCGGTTAAGCTGATCGACTTTCCGTCTTGCCCATGATTGCCCGCTATCGCCGCCCCATAATAACCATGCGATTTTTCCTGCGCTTGGATAGCCATCCTCGCCCTCTCTAAATCCCTCTGCCTCTTTATCAACCTCATGCCTACTAAAAAAGCTGTGCATACGCCTTACTGTTGATGGTGATAGGTTATCCCTACGAACAAGTTGATTTGCTCTTGCTACACCTACCTGTGTGCCACCTCGACCAAACTCACGCCGCATTTGCAATCCACGTTTTGCCGCCGCAGACATAGCTTCAGTTGGCTTGGTATCGACATCTGCCTCTGCCTTTGGTGTTTCTAACTGATCGCCTGTTAGTCTCTCGTAATCAGCATGACTTGAGCATGGCATATACACAGTGCCATTTTCAGTTTCATGTGCATGTGTGCCGCTACAACCTATCTGTTCAGCACGCTCTTCAGCTTCGCTTTCAGTTGAGAAAATATCTTTTTCGACTTCTCTTTTGCCACCGTATATATCTTTAGCATCTTCGTCATTTGCATCCTCCGTAGTTGGTGCGCCAAGTGGGAATAAATTAGCGGCAATATAAACATCATCACCGCCTGTAATATCATCAAGCCCAAGCCGTGATCTTGCTTCGTTTCTGCTTATAATGCCTTCCCGAACTGCATTGATAACATTGTCATAAATTCTACGTCTGCGCTCTGCCATTGCTGGTATAGAGTCAATGTCATATCTGATTTGTATGTTTTCACCATATGCTGGTGCAAGCCATTCGTTAAGATCACTTTGCATACGCATCATAAGAGGCACGATTGTATCCTCATAAAGTGCAAGTCTAGCTTCCTGCACATTTGCATATGTTTGTGCATCTGGCACACCTACTAGCTGGCTTGGCACACCAAAGCATAATGCAATATCCCTTGCGCTCATGTTCTTCAATTCTAGGAAATCCATGTCTTTTGGCGTCAAACCCATCTCTTTCCAATCAAAATCGCCTTCCAGTAACATTGCACGCCCTGAATTATCAGGACCACTAAATCGTGCATTTAGGTCGGTGTGTAATTGTTGTCTTTGTGCCTCTGATAACTGCACAGGCATGCCAGCATCATCTTTTGGCTTAAAAACAATGGCACCTGAAGGTCTGGCACCATTATTAAGTAAATTGACATTGTGTCGTGCCGCAAGATTGTGCTGATCAATATCAACAGCCGCCGCACTTATTGGTGACAAACCATAATAATCATCTAATGGGTTCCATAGTTTAAGATGCTTGACTTCTGATGCACCAGTTTCCTGATCAACATCATACTGAGCCACAACCTGACCGCCGATTTTATATTGATAATTTTTGGGTATCTGGGTCTTGCTTGGCGTAATGGTCATGCGGTCTGGGCGCAAAATATGCAACTCACTTGGGCGACCATTTACATCTGAGCGCAAGGCGTATGAATTACCATCAAGCAACAAATAGGAATATAATGCTTGAAAATACTCTGACCCTGCCATTTGTGGATTTGGTCTTTGTAATAATATTTGGAGCGGGTGGTTTTCAATCTGTGTATCACCATCGAACACCTGAAACTTGACTGCACTTGCTCCATTAGCAATCTCATTGATACAGCGATAAACGATAGCGTTTTGCTGATAGCCTTCTTGTGATAGTCTTTGGTATGTATATTTAGACTGATTGTATGCTGTTACACCTTGATACATAACCATTGGAAAGTCTTTACGCTCAAGGTTTGGCGGATTGATAAAATTGGCAAGTCGCTCTCTAAATGTTGGCATTAGCTAATTCTCCAAGTAGCCTGTCCATCTGAACGGCTTAACTCTGTCAATGCCCAAACTAAGGCATCTAATCTGTCGGGCGATTTTCCATCGCCAACATAAAAACACATTTGTTCTTCTAGCTTAGCAAATATTCCAACGTGTGACACCTTTTTTTGTTCATATAATGCGGCAATAGGTTCTGCACGTATCATCTTACCTCTTGTTGCTCTTACAGATCGTATCGGCACATTCTTGTCAATTGTCATAATAAGTTTTTCTACTAGATCACCGCCATTATTAACCTCGACAACAATTCTATCTGCTTCGTATTTATAATAGGCTCTTATCGCTTCACGCATCCAGCCATCTGGCGTGTTTTTCTGTGAAATATCATCAATGATGTAAAAACGGTTATCAATCCCACGCCCAGCTACAATTATGCCAGTTTCGTCGGAATGTTCGTTATTGGTTACCGCAGGATCAATAGCAACAACAATTCTCGATAATTCTGGCAGATCGACTTCAGGAAGTCGCAACGCATCAATCTGATCATGTGACCATAATGCTCCTTCAACCTCGTCAACTATTTCTGCGTATAATTCTTGGCGACCTAATGTTGTGCCTCCATATTTTTCCTCTAATGCGGCAAGTGCTGACGGTGCAAGATTTGCGGCATTATCAAATGTGCTACCTCGTGTAACAATTACATCGGGCTTATCTATAAGGCTTTTTAGTAGTTTCGTTGGCTTTGGCGTTGTTGTGATAACGCATTGTGGTTTTTCTCCCAGCCTTAAGCCAAAAAGCAACTGATCAAATGTTTCGGGATACCGCCATGCCGCTAATTCGTCACACCATGCCCTGTGAAACTGTGGTCCACGTAACCGATCTGGCTCTGTAGCACTAAAGCCAATAATCTTTGATCCATTCTTTAAACGTATTTCTTGATTGCTTGCATTAAATCCTTGACCTCTGCCATCAACCAAGCACTCTCTTGGTATCAATGACATGATGCCTGACACACCACCAAACGCCACTCTTTTAAGATCACCAAATGTTGGCGTTATGACTGCACAATTTACGCCCTCATTTTCTAGCGCATATGTGATTATATCTTGTGCGCCTGTGCGTGTTTTGCCCCAACCTCTACCCGCAAGTATAAGCCATATATTCCAATCACCTGTTGGTGTGATTTGCAGATCACGTGCTTGCGCTTCCCATTCACTAATGGATTGTAGTGTGGCTCTGTGCTCGTTCTTCCCGCATTTCTCGTAATTGTTGTAAAGCTCGTTTAAATGCTTCATCTCCGTCAACATCTATTGTTCCTTTATGGATTTCTGATGCTTCACCAAGTGCCAGCTTGCCAAGTTTCTGACCATTTAATGCAATCTGGCTTAAATCTTTAATTTGGTATATTTCAAGTGCAACTGTATTTCCATCGCCCCTGATCGCCGCAAGATTTTCCTGCAACCGCCTGCCAACCTCACTGATCATGCCATTCGCTATTGTAAGACAATTCTTATCAAACTGACTTGCTTGTTCTGCCAGTTTATTAACCTTTTTTTCAGAAATCTTTTTTGTAAGTTGATCCTGAAACTCTTGGCGTTTATTCAGCCAATCGCCTTCCCTTGCCCATCTGCTAATTGTATTTGCGGTTGTGCCGTGATTGCGTGACAGCTCTCGCATACTAGGATACTTTCGCACACCATCATCATCGGCTATGCCTTGAATATACTCCTGCCTGATCTGCTCTCGTATTTTGCCTGTATCTCTATTTGCCATTGCTATATGTCCAAATTACATATTTAACTTGTATTTAATCAGATTTTACTCTTTTGACAAGTTTTTGCCCATAATCATTATTTCCCACTAGTGAATTATAGTCTTTTTTTCTTTTAAGTTTCATCTTTTGAAATGGCATGTAATTAACCTTATGATGCCATCTGCCAAACTTTTTAACCAGTTTACTTACATCTGGATGGACCTGCACTTGCATACGTGATTTTTCAAGCGTTCCCTCTTTGAAATAAAACTCGTCACTATTCCCACCTTTCAGCACTTGTGTCATAAGCTTTTGCTGTGCAAAGGCATAGAACTGCACAGTGCACCAGCCTGCTTTCATCATATCAAGAGACAGGATTGTATCTTCGTTGTATCTGCCTCGCCATCTAAAGGGTAAATCATTACGAATAAAGTTACAGCTGTATATCCGTGTATTCGTTATGAATGGTGGCATATCTATTTCAGGATCACGAAAACAGAACATGCCATACACAGGACCGCCCATACCGATGTTCTCATATCTTAAAATAAAATCCTCTTGCGCTTTCCAGAATGATGCCGATTTGCATCTTATCCGCCTACGATTATTTGTCCTGATGAAATATTGGATATTGTCATCCATAACCCAGTGCCAAGCGTGACCATTATCTATGCTATGATCCCATGCAAAGTTTCGTGCGGGACCTGGTCCTGAGCTTTTACTAGTGCCCAGATCATCACAATGCTCGTATTTATCTTTATAAGAAAGATCAAGCTCCAATATGGTTGCGTATTCAAGATTACGATGTGCTAGATATTTTTTTACCTCTTGTGGCTCTACAACAATGTAATGCCTTACCTTCATCTCACATAACGCATCTGATGTAAGACATACATCTGCCCTTCCCTTAGAGGGAATGTATAAGGGATAGTTAGGGTGATTATTCGTCAGTGTACTCATAATCAGAATTATTTTGCGGTATGTGTTTTGGGAAATAAACTGTTTTGGTTTTTTCTGTTATTGTCTGCCCTTCAAGTAAACGCTCAAAATCTTTTAGGTCTTTCTCTGTATGAAAATGCACCCACAATCTACGAAACACAGTAGGTTCGTCATCGTATTCTGGCATGCCTTCCCATTCTGCCCATGCGTCTGTCTTTTCTTCATCAATATCTAGTTTTAGGCTTTCCAGCTCTATAGGTTCAAAGCCCGTAAACGATAGATCGAACTGATGCAATTGTAGTTGCTCAAATTCATCACGCAACAAATTGAAATCCCAAGACGCATCTAACGCAATACGATTGTCTGCCAATACATATGCTTTCTTTTGTGCTTCTGTTAAATGCTCTGCTTTGATTGTTGGCAATTTATCAATCTTTAATTTTTTTGCCGCCAAAACACGACCATGCCCAGCAATAATGCCTTTTTTAGCATCAACAATAATCGGATTTAAAAAACCGAATTCTGTGATTGATTTTGCAATTTTGTCTATTTGCTCTGCACTATGCACACGACTATTAGTGGCATATGGCACTAATTTTTTTGTATCTATGTATTCAAAGGAAATATCTTGCATGTTGCCTATTCGCTGTATTTACAGTTTGTTTGGGGCGAGCGCCAAAACACCCGCCCCTCCGAACAAGGAATTATTTTTATACCATTAATCGGTATTTTGCACAACCTCTTGATAACAGCGTGTTGTAGTGTTGTATGTAAAGTAACATTCACCAATATTACCATATACATCTTGCTCTCTAATCTTGCGCATAATTACCCTAGTTTCATTGGTTTCAAAGTCTCTATGCACAACCATGCCGACATCTGCCATATTATTCCAGTGCGCTGATCCTGCAATCTGATACAAATCTGGTGCGGGAATGATACCTTCGTCTGTTCTATAAAGCTTATGAGGATGTGCTACCATCCAAACAGTTGTATTGTAATACTGACCAAATCGTTGACATTTAGCAATCAAATCACGAATATGTTCATCTTCCCGCTTGCCGCCATCTCTTGTTGCATCAATTTTATTGAACGGATCAATAACTAAACCATCTAACCCATAACGAAGATTTATTTGTTTTGCTCGGTCAAGTATATAATCAATCGTTGGGATTTCGTCGCCGCTTTCTATAAAATGAAAATGATTATTTAACCAATCAATGCCTTGCCTGAGCTCTGACTCACTCATGCGGCTTGTCGGTCCATGTTCAAATGGCTTTTTTATACGCTTTTCTAGTAATCGCCTAAGATGTTGTTGTGTTGAATGTTCAGGGCTAAAAATGCCAAATTTCCAAGCGTGGCTTTCTGCCATATTTATAATTATTTGATCAAGAAAATTTGACTTACCATGGTTTGGCACACCAGTTATTACATGAAAAGTTGCAGGCATTATTTTGTAGATTTTATCTAATTCATAAAAGCCTGTGCTTAATGGTTTTGCTGTGCGCCCATAATATAAATCTAATACACCGCCTAGATATTGCTGTGCTGTAAAAACGCCGTCAATCGGATTTGGTTTTGCATTTTCAATACACTCCTTAACAACCTCTTTGCCGAATGCTAGCAATGTTTCGTTTGCATCTTTGCAGGTAACATCTTGCATGTCCGCCCATTCAACACGCCAACAAATATCTTTGCCAAATCTATGTTGCAATTCATCGGCTAATGCTTGACCAGCTTCATCCATATCAACAGCAATAATTATTTTTTTGGCTTTATGATTTTCTAAATTTGCAAGAATTTCAAAACGCTTGTCTTGTTCTCGGTATTCAGCTTTTGCTGGTGCGCCATCTGGCAGGCTAATAACATTTTCAAATCCACATTCATAAAGTGATAAAACATCCATTTCACCCTCTACGATAATTAATGTTTCTTGTTCTAACAGATCAAGATTTTCTGCCATATAGAATTGTTTTCTGGCATCTTTTTCTTGTCTGAATTTTTTATCTGCTGTGCGATATTTAATATTAAATAGCTCACCTTTATGGCGATACGGAAAAGCAATACATTTTTCTTTTCCATCACCAAAGCGCATCATTGTTTTGTAAATTGAAAAGGCATCAACTGTCTGCTTTGAAATACCTCGCTTTTCAAACCATGTATAGAATTTATCGTCTGCGTTCCGATTTTCTGGTAATGTTATATGTCGTATTTCTCTTGGCTTTGGGTTATATACAGCCCCTGCAATATTACCAGACCATCCGCAATTATGACATTTCCATACAGCACCGCCATCTGGATCTATCTTTACAGATAAGCAAAGGTCTTTTTTATTTCTTCTCGTATGAGAACATTGTGGGCATGTTGTCTTATGGTTGCCAATATTATTTGAGTTTATCTTAATTCCTTGTTCGTGAAGTGTCATCCTGCAATCCTATTTCTATTTGTTTTCTGTTTTGGTTCTTCAAGTATATCAAAATACCTTTCTTGATTTAACCATGTTGATGCGTGCGGTATAAATTTTGGATCTGTATTTTTTTGTGATGATGCAAATTGTTTTGTTGCGTGCATTAATTTTGGTTGTGAGATTTTTTTAATTGCAGATTTGAATTTATTAAAAGCATCTTTTTTAGATGAATTTGGTCTTTTAGGGTATTCAAGCCAAAACTCTAAAAATTCAGATGTATATTCTGATTGGTTAATATGATTGGTTATATCCCCTGTTGGTTTTGACAGGGGGGCGGGTGTCAATTTGACAGGGGGGTGGGTTTCATTTTGACACTCTAATTTTAAAATATATACATTTGATGTTTGGCGGTTTTTATCGCCATATGCTTGGTATCTTTCCCGTATTTCAATTAAAGATTTTTTGCGTAAATCATGTAATGATCGCCTTGCGGTCGACTCAGAACACTCTGCCATATTTGCTATTTTTTTTATGCTTGGAAAACAGGTAAAATCTTGATCAGCATAATTTGCTAATATCCAGAGAATACACTTATTAGTTGAATTGCCAGCCTTTTGCTCGCTTGCCCATTTCATAGCCTCAAAGCTCATTATTATTCCTCCTTGTTCGTCCAAGAACACAATAATATGATTTGATTGTGGCAGTAAACAAAAAAAAGGGCAGATAAAAATCTGCCCTAAAATATTAAATGATTATAAAGGTTCCAATATGATTACCTTCTGGACTTTGATCAAGTGTGGCTGATACAATATCCCATGATGAAAAATATGTATAGGTTTGTTCATTAATCAACACCCTATAAATGTCTTTATCTTCATTGTAGTCTAAGGTGCCACAAATAGATATTCCAGTATCAAAGTTATTACGACCCTCTTTTGGTCGCTTTTTCCATGTTACAATAACTTCTTCACCTAATAAACATTGGCAAAAATGGACCATATCTTCTCGCCGTGATGAAATATAGATTTTTTCACCATCTTTATCCTCGTATTTATCTCCAAAAACACTTTCAAAATCTTTAGACATAATAATCATTGATCTAAAATCGAAATCAAACATTTGAGTTTTCCTTTTAAAATGTAAAAAAAATTTTCGGCACACGCCTATCGCATCTCTGCGCTGGATATTTATTTACAATGTCAAATAGCAATTTTTTATTATGCTACATACTACCATATTTAGTTTGTTCTGTCAAGAACAATTTTTATTAACAAAACTAGGCTTTGTAATTTTTTTGCGTTTGCGTGCACGTTTTCTTGCTTGCTCGTATTCTCTTAAAGGGTTTAATTTGCCAACATATGGGAAAATCTTTTTCATCGTCTAGACATATAGGCTTGAACACCCATGTAAGCCCCAACGACACCAGCCTGAGCAATATAAAAAAGCCCCAGCAGATCAGCCAAAGCATTAACCCTAGAGTCAGGTATAATAGGCATAAAAAGAACGGCACTAAAGACAAGCATAGATAGCATAGCAATCCAAGCCATTCGTTGTTGCGCCTCCGATTTTGACTCCCTGAGTTCAAGCTCTATGAGTTCTTTTTCTCTTGCAATTTCTTCATCTGTAATAACCCCGTCCCCATCAAGATCATGCTTGCTGTATTTAGTATTCTCTTGGAATTTCTTCGCCATTTTCTAGTACCTCTTGTAATTGGCGGACTCGTTGTTTAATGCGTGATACGTTGTCGGGATTAGAAGCTCCTGCTGTCCGTCTCGATAGACTTTCCATACTAACAGCCCCACCACAACAAGCACAGTTAAAATAAAGATTATTGCCCCTGTCTGAAAATACTCTCTGTATTTCGCCCATTTCCTTATCTGCTCCTGCCTCTCTAATTTTTCCTGTTCTTTTTGCTCACGAACACGTTCTTGATAATCTTGTTTTATTTTTTCAAATGTTCCGTGTCCGTAGCGTCTATTTATAAGCACACGTAATTCATCCAGATCCTCGAGCATATTCCTATACTCAATTTCTTCGGATGCTACATCTCCAAAACTTATTGCTGATTTAGAATAACGCTTTTCGTTAAACTGCCTATGCCCCTCAAAAATGCTGGTCAAGGCTTGCCCAATTTGCTGAGCATCCGACATTCCTTCTTTTGCATTTTTAAGAAATTCAAAACCCTGACGAGCAAGTGCTATGCCAGTTAAGGTCGCCGATATAGGTTCTACCATCTTAGCCTTAAGCCATCTGGCTTGCGTTAGCACCTTTTGGTGTAGACTGATTATAAACAAAATATTTCTTATTGACCAGCATCGAATATGATATATATTCGTAGACGAACAAGGAGAACTCAAGATGCTTTCAAATGATCCATTCAATACACATGGCTTAGACCATATTTCTGCCAGTCAAATAAACACATTTATACATTCGCCATTCTTATGGGCATGTCGTGTGGCAAATGTTCATAACCCAGTTGGGATTTCAGCCTTTCGGGGATCTGCAGTTGAGGCGGCGGCTATTGCTATCGGTCAAAAAAAATTGGGAAAACATGCGGCTCTGGCAACTGCCGAACAAAAATTTTTCAAAGAACTTAAATTTGCAGATATTCCACAAGATGATGAAAAGGTAAAAAAAGAATTATCAACAATCACAAGAACAGTAGAAATGCTTGTGCAATCTTTTGATGATGATGTTATTGAGTCACAAAAAGAAATTTCTCTTGAATTAGATGATATACCTGTGCCGATCACAGGCTACGCCGATATGATTTGTGCTGATAAGGTTATTGAACTGAAAACAAAAGCGCAGACACAATCTAAATTAGAATACAGCGCAAATCTACAGGCATCTATATATCAAGAGGCTTTGGGATTAGATGCATATATATATTATGCTTATCCGAAGGGATACACCACTTTTAAGGCGAACCATGCGGAGGGAATTCGTCGAGTAAAACAAACCGCACATGCAATGCAGAACATCTTATCGTTATCCAATGATATACATGAAATTATCAGGAATTATTTAAGACCAAATCCTGATGACTTTCGTGTGAATGATGTTCATGTAGAATTTTTTAACTCAATTATTGGAGAAAAGTAATGTCTCAAAACAACATTATGCTCATTTATGAGCTTTCAAAAGCAAAAAAAGAAATTCAAAATCCCAAGAAAAATGCACAAGCAGATCATGGCAGATATAAAACCAAATACGCTACGTTAGAACAGGTTATGTCTGCCGTAACTGATGTTTTATTAGAACACGGTATTGTTTGGCAACAAATAGCGCATGACTGTGAAGCTGGTGCAAAGATTGAAACTGTGCTTATGGGGCATGGTGGTGAGATTTATTGTGGTCCTGTATTTGTCCCTGCCGAACGTGTCACGCCACACGCATTTGGCTCTGCTATGACATATGCTCGTCGGTATTCTCTTGCGCTGGCTTGTGGTGTCGGATCTGATGAGGACAATGATGCACTTCTTGTACAAGAGGAATATAAAGCAAAAGAATTAAGTGAAGATATTAACCAAAACATGAAAAAATATGAACTTTGGAAAAGCCCTACACAAACCACTGTAATCATCGGGTCTGAAAATTTCTGTAAAGAATTACAACATTTTCTTAAGGGCAAAACCGATGCAGAGAAAAACGCTATTGCTGAAGCTAACAAAGTGCAAATCACCGATGTTTTGCTTGACGTAGCGGCAGATAAATCAATTGGCGAAACCAAACGCAATAATCGTATAAAATTTCTTGATCAGGTAATGCTTAATGTTAACCCTGCATAAGAAAAAGCTTTTTAAAGGCACTGTTGTTTCAATTCGTGATTATGAACTTGAAAAGGCAAAACAACTTGGTGGCGTGGTCATTACGCATAATGGTCAAACCATGACTGTTGGGATGGATAGGCTCAAGACCCTGCATCCTGTAGGCCAAGTACACAAATCTAAAACGGGCGGCAAAGACTATCGCCTTGTTGACATAATATTTAAACCTGATGACATTGATAGCAGACAGAAAGGATTATTCAATGACTGATAAATTTGAACAGCGAGATATGACAGGATCACTTTTTCCAAGCCGTGGCGAAACCATTGTAGGGCAAGGTCCTGCCAAACTATTTGACGAAGAAACAGATTGTTATCTGATCGAAAATACATGGACAACACCTGATGGACAGCAACGCACCATGCGAAAACTGGCTGTTGTTGTTGGTGTTTATTCTCCTAATAAACAGAAACGCAACGAAAATGATAGCGATTATTTTGTTAACGGCACTATTGGTGATATACCGATCATGTGTTGGGGGCGTGAAAAGGTATCAAAAAAAGGCACCGCCTATACAAGCCTTTCATTTGTAGAAAAAGACAGCCAGCCAAGGGCTAATGATGGCGACATCCCGCTATAAAAATAAAAAGCACTTAGCATACGTGCGGACTCTACCATGCTTAGTAGGTCCGCATGGATGCGCTGGCGATGTAGAAGCACATCATTTAATGAAGCCTTGGTTTGGCTATCGTGGTATGGGAATGAAAGCCGAAGACATGAACTGCATACCTTTATGCCATGGTCATCACATGCTTTTGCATCATTATACTGAATATAAATTTTTCGAACGTAGACATCTGCCATATACGCATGGGAAAATACAAGCGCAAAAAATATGGCTTAGTTCACCACATTGGGAGTTAATAAATGACAAATAGCATTATGGCTGGCACATATAGTGATTTCAAATTAATTAAAACACGCCGTGTATTTCAGATGATAATCGAGTTTCCGATAGAGGCACAGAAAGAGTTTACAGATGCTTTTGGTCTGCCCATGCCTGATGCAGAACAATATATTGCCGTTGCAAAATTAAGACAAATAGAAACGCCTGAACCAACTGCTACAAAATTAATTCAATTGGCAGGAATACTTTGCAAAGAACCGAAATTCGGTGAATTTCTGCGTGATCGTTATAAGATGGATGACATTAACACTGAGAATACAGATACAATAGCTGATGCTGTGCGTGCGCTTTGCGGTGTTCGCAGTCGATCAGACTTTAATACTGATAAACAAGCGGCAACAACATTTGAGCGTTTAGTACAAGAATATAATGCCACACAGGCTTGACCTGTTCTTATAAGAATTTTATTATGTTTTTTTAAATGGAGACTCAAGATGTTTGCACCAAATTTTGAATATAAGGGCTTTAAATACATGCCCGAAAAAGATAACGATGGCGATTGTATAAAGATTATACATTACGCACAGCATCAATACGATACCCATCCCTATCGGGGGCGCACATATGTTTTAGAGGGAAGTAGCTGGCAATATTTAACGCATGATGAATTTATTAGTAAGATGAAGGCGAAGCTTGATGTATGATTTTGATATGAAGCAATGGCGCAAAGCTATGGGCTGGACACAGCAAAGAACGGCAAACGAATTAGGCTATCAGCGTGCATGTACAATTGGGCAAATGGAGGCGGGAAAACTGCCGCCATCAAGGCGTGTTATATTAGCATGCAAATATCTTGAAAATAAAAATCGTTTATGATCATACCGCCAACAAATAGAACTGACGGATTAGGCGTTACTTGTATTGACAGCCTTAAGCCTCAAATCTGTAAACAAATAATTAGGCTTCACGAAGATAAATCAAATCCCAAAAAACCAGCACGAGTGCAATCGGATAACAATAATGTTATTGATATTGAAACCCGCCAAGTTGATCAATGGGTTATTGCTGACATTCCAGAAAACGATTGGCTTACAAGATTACTGTGTACAATAGCACGGCAAGCTAACGAACAGTTTTTTCATTTTGATATTTGTGGTTTGTATGAGCGACCAGTTTTGCTAAAATATTCTGCTCTCGGCAAATATGATTGGCACACTGATCTTGGATCTGGTGACGCATCTACACGTAAAATTAGCATAATAATACCACTGAATGATGAATATGCTGGTGGAGAATTATGCTTTTTTAATAATGGTGAGATGAAACTTCAAATTAGCGCAGGCGATGTAATTTGTTTTCCATCTTTTATGCCTCACCGTGTACAAACAGTATTAGATGGTGAACGCTGGTCATTAGTTGCTTGGATTTCTGGATCATCGTTTAGATAACCGACACTTATTCCTAAAAGTTTCATTAATCTGCCTAATTCATTCATACCTTTATTTGTCAACTCATTAGATTGATCCGAAACAAATTCACCCTTTATCAGTTCATCTAAAAGCCAATTATGTGGTTGTCTGCCACATGAAACTGCAATCAAACCGCCAAGGCGTGTAGTCTGGTTATTTGATAGCTTGGGATATTTCTTGCTCATCGTCTGGCTTTATCTATTGCCCTAGAACCAAACCAAAAGCTAATGATCGCCGCAAATATAGCTTTGGTATCTTCATCCCACAATATTTGTATAGCGGATGATACATCCATCCCTGATTTTATTGCCTCACGTAGCAAAACAATCTCAATAACAACAAACAGCCCAAAAAAGAAATAAGTAATTACAGGGCGCACAGAGCGTTGCAATGCTGAAATCCACCCTGAACTACCATTTATCGAAATATCGTGCTGTATGAGCCTCTCATGCTCCTTGTCGGATGCTTGAGCCTCGTGTGCTTTGAGTTCAAAATCATAGCCAGATTTTCTAAGCTCGGCGGCGACTCGCATCTTTTCAAGCTCAAACTTTTGGTCGGACTTGTTTTTCATTATTTCTGTTACGGCTGGCAATGCGGAGCCAGCAAAACCCAATGCACTGCCTAAAAGACTAAGCATCACTCAAACCCTTGACATATTTACTGCCATCAAAACGCATGACCTGCATGCGGTTATCATGCGGCACATAAGAGCAATGCACCCATCCTGAATTTGCAAATTTTGGCTCGTAAAACTCCAAGATGAGCTGGTCAAATATCAGATTGTCTCGGATGTATTCTGCAAGCTCAAGATTTGTAATTGACGGGATTTCAAAGTCTGCGGCCATGCCTTTTGCGTGTTGAGATGTTGGCTTGCTTCCTAATGCCTCGCATAAGACTGGCGACCTGTAACCGCTTGATGGCGTGAATGGAATACCAAAATGGTCACGGCATGGCTGTAAGATATGCTTACAAAGCATCTTTAGGTTTTCAACTGCCGCCTCGTCTGGCTCATTGGTAATACCTAAACGCTGTGCGGTGTTGCTTTTGATAAGCTCATGCAATGTGAAATTTTGCGACAAATACATATCATGCCCCAAATGCAACTAAGTTAAGCAACAAAACGATTGTAGCCCCTGCGCTTCCTAAAATTATAGCCTCAAGCCTCTTAATGCGATTGATGGTTTCCTGCCACCTCTCGGCACAAATAGCCTCATGGGTATCAATTTGGGTTTTGACTTCTGTAACAGTTGGCTTTGCCATCTTAACACGCCATCAATACGCACGGCACGAGATACGAACCATCGTCATAAGTATGTGAAACATGTGTTGATGTGACTTTTGCAATTGTTTTGCTACGAACAATGTCATCATCTTGTGGCTTGGCTGTGCCATCTCCAGCAGACATAAGCAAGTCACCTCTGGCAACCGTTGTGCCTTGTGCGATACGGATAACCATGTCGCCAGTCATAGCAACATTCATGTCATTGAATTGGTCATCATCGTTATCCCAATTAACAAACACACCAGCGACATTTGTGTCACCCTCAACTGATGATACAGCCATGCAGTTAAGTTGTTCGTTATCTTCTGTAAATGCGTCTTTGGCTGGCGTTTTTTCGTTACCGACTTGTGCATAGACTGCGGCGGTTTTTTCATCGCCAACTGATACTCCGTCAGGTAATGTATCATCTTCTGTATAATATGTTGCAGGTGTAATTTCTGGCAAGTAATCACCATCAACATAGTATGTGGCGGCAACAGCATCATGTGACCACACTGCCATCTGGTCTAAGTTAGTCATTACTGTGCCTTTAACAATAGATGTATCTTTTGTGCCATTAGTAAGCTGTGACCAACGTGATAAGTGACCACCATTATATGAGACTGTTGTGCCGCTTACTGATATTGAGCCTTCAGCAGTACCATCTCCATAAAATAAAACCAAATCTCCATCACTATCAATTCTACCAATCACAACAGCCGCATTACCTGTTCTGCCTATCGAAAAATAAGGGTCACTTGCTTCACCGAAGGTAGCACCCTTATTAGCGGCATTAGATGCACTTGCTGGGTTTACATCATTATTAGCATTGCCTATGAATGTACGCCCAAGATTATCTACCCTGATGCGCTCATTGCCGTTTGTAATTAATCCAATGGAGTGATTTGTTTGAGTTCCTATAAAACCAACAGAACCAGAGTTATAGAATGAATTATTAACAGTTCCATCAGTAACTTTAATAAAGCCGCCATTTGAACTACCAGCAACTTCAAGAACTGTAAAACCAGAAACAGTGCTTGGCGTAGTCGTGCCGATGCCGATTGAATTTGCCGCAACAATTGTTCCAAGATTACCTAATAAATTTGCACTTTTATCATAAAGGGTTCTGTCGTTATTTGCGGCATCTTTATGGTCAATATCGCCCTCTATTTTCATATTACCAGCACCATCCAGCGTGATAGTGTTACCAATCTTTTCTAAATGGTCGCCTGTTTGGTCAAGCACGAACAACTCTATCCAAGCATCGTTATCCTCATTGCGGATATAGAGTTTGTTGTTTGCGGTGTCATACCAAATCATATTTGCATATGTAGTTGATGGGGCGGTTGCATTAGAGTTATTTGTTACAATCGCCTGTAATACATTATTAAGGTCTGTCCGTGTTGATGGGAAAGACTGATTACTGATTACATAGTCATGTGTCGCCATTAGCTTACTACCTCGCCAAATCCTTTTGCCTGAAAATCAAAAGTTCGATTAACAGGGCTGTTGCCACTGTCCTTAAAAATAATGTTAAAACCTGTGGCTGATTTTCCAGTTATAACATAAAAATCGCCAGATGCCATATTTTGTGCAGTAATTGCTAAATTATCTAATTGTGAGAATGCAGGGCTGAAAACCACATCTTTACCGCCAGCATCCGTGCCTGACGAGATGTCGTTACCATAATCCAAACGGTCAGGCATATCGACTGTGACCTGCAAGCCTGTCACTATCGGGGTGCTGTTCGTGCTTTCGCTTTGCAATACCGCCCGAAAACGGAATGCTCTAGCACTGTATTCCCCAACGACGAAATCTCGGAACGCTGTATAATTAGGAGTCCCTGCTGGGTCGCCATCTGTTGTGGAAACCTGCAATTTCACATTTACATCTGCTGGGGCTGTGTCTCCGTCAAATAGTCCAGATTTGTCATCGAAGTTACCATCTTCGCTATCAAATAAGTCAACATAGTCACGGCGGTCTGTTATCAGGATTGCTGTAACTCTGCTTGTAAACTTTGAGCCAAGGTCAACGCTTGCGTCACCTGTTGAGCCAACAAAGCTATAAGTGCCTTCGTTATCTACGCTAGAACTGCCCCCATCGAACAGTCCCAAAGCGGAGTCGAATAGACCTGTCCCTGATAAGCCAGAGTCAAAGTTTATCGTGGTGTCTAACTGCAACGCCCCATCAACGACAACGACATCTGATTTTGTTCCTGCAAAGGTCGGGCTTTCTGTGATCGTGCTGACAACATTACCTGCCTCAATCTCATTGATGATGCAAACACTTTCCGTAGCGTTTTGTGATTGCCGACCACCCTTATCAAATGCCTTGATTAAATAAGTGCCTGTCTGCGCTGGCACAACAACTGTATTTGCGGGGCGACTTACCTTTCGTGCGAATATCTGCGCTGTCTGAAAACTTGCACCTGATGTCGCTGACGAATGACGGACTTGATAGTGTGATAAATCAATATCAGTTACAGGTGTCCAAGCAAGATGTGCTTCCTTGCCGATTATATTTACCGCAAAATTTGTCACATCGGATGGGATGTCTGTGCCGCCAACGACCTGATGATTTGTGGTTGTATATGATGATACACCACCCGCACTGTTTATAGACCTTGCGCGGATATTATAAAGTTCGCCATCAAGCGCATTTACAAATTCAAACTTGGTATTTGATGATCTGCCCAAAAATATAAATTCGCTGTCAACATTACGCTTAATTGATACCTCAAACTCCTGTGCCAAGAAGTCGGAACTGGTAACATTGACAATCAAGACGGTTACAGGAGTTTCATTTTGCAGACGTAGCTCGTCTGATACAGTCAAACCAGGTGCTAAAATGTCAAATGGTGAGCGCAACTCAGTATTATCGGCGGTGAAATCTTGTTCCTCTGTTGAGGCTGTCCAATCAAAGACAGTGCTGACAAGCTCCCTCATTGTAACATCTACACCGATAGCAGGATTGTCCCCGCCCTCTACGGAAAGCGACCAGCTTGTTATTTCAAAGACCTTAGATGAAAACCCAAAGCGGTCTATCGTAATATTTATCGTGTCGCCAACATCATACTTAAAGGCTGTCAATTTCATGCGACCTGATAGCTGTAATTGCTGGCGGCTTCTAAACAGAGCAAGTTTGGCAAGCCGTTGAGCCGTTGCGCTTGAATTTGTAAATGGCAAATCCAGTTCACGAAAAATACGCTCATTACCATCCTCCGCCTCAAATGTTGATGAGGTAATTGATGGATAGTCTGCCAACTGCCAGTTTGTTTCTTCAGCAATCCATTGACCCTTTACGGCGTTAAAGTTATTTCTGCGGCTCGGTTTGGTAACGATCTGGATTGGACCAGCGAAATCATCATCCGTAAGCGTATCTGATGGGCTTACATACGCCCCCGCCTTGACAAAAAACTGACCATTAGAATATGTCAAAGTGCCTCCCATTGCACTCAGGAGAGCCTTTATAATATTTTCGGGGGTATCACTCGTATTTACTACGCCATTGGTCGTATAGCGCTTCTCTGTGCCTCCTGCGGCTAATGAAATATCTTCATCGCAAACATTAGCGGCTGTATTAAATGATGCTGTATTGATTTCACTAGTATCACAATTTAGACCAAATTCTGAGGTTAGATAATCATATAGTACTAATGCGCTGTTTGTGGAATACGCCGTTGTGCTTGTGCGTGTGTCTAGTATTTTTTTGCCCCTTACGACTGCGCTGATGTTTGGGATGCCGTTTGGAAATGCCTCATTGTCATATGCAAACAAACCATAGATGGCTGGTATATTTGTCAGTTTGTGGTCTGCTGTCCAAAGCCCGTTGGTTACTGTTGTAAGTGTGCTGAAAGATGTATCAGATGATGTTCCCAACTTTGTTTGCAACCGCATGATTGGTCTGCCAGCATCAGTATCTCCAACATATTGAGACGGGGCGGTTGGCTGTTGTATGCCTGATGCGTCTGCCGCCCCAAGCGTAAGCGCATCCTCGTTTATATATATTTCATCAATCGCCTGAAACTCATGCGTCCCCAAAGCAACAACAATATTTAGAAATTCTGATTTGGCTGTTGTCTGTAAAAATACAACTGGACCTGAAACCTTAACCTTGCCATAGACCAATTTTCTTGATGCGGCTGGCTGGCGCAACATCTGGTCTCGCCCTCGCATATTTTGACTCAATGGCATTTTAACATCTGGCGCAAGTGCCATACCTACAACGCCAACTGCGGCATTGATGGCAAATGTTGTCAAAAAGAAAGACCCTGCACCCGCAAATCCAATAGCCGCAAATCCCACTGTTGCGTAAACGGCTCCTGTTGCGACTGCGGCACCCACTGCGGCGGCAATAACTGGCGGCATTACATTCTCCAAGCCCTAATAAGAGAGGTCAAAGGTATATGCTCGATACCCTTTTCTCCAATGAATACCGCATGCGCCCCCATGCAAATGCCCATCGCTGGACCCTCGCATGTTTCTATATCTACAATATCGCCGCGTTGCGCCATTGTAATTGGCACACGCTCAAAATGCTTATCCATCAATTCGGTAAGGTTTTTTGCTCTCTTTAAAACGAGTTTGTAGGCACTGTGCTTTGTTCCGACATTTTGTAATGCCTCTGGGAAATCTGTCTGCCCCGTAACTGTCTGCTGTGCCTCTGTGACAAGTTGCATACAGTTATTTTCAGCCCAATCAAAAGGCTGGTTACGCTTGCTTTGAACAAGCTCCTCAAGTCTGCTTTCCCAACCTTCTTGTCTCATGGTATAAAAATATTATCTATTTCTGAAATTGGAACGCCATTATATGTTGGCGGCGGCAACCCTTGGTCTTCCTTGCCTGTTCCCCATGTAATTGTCTTATCTTGGAGATCATTAACAAATGCCAAACCAATGTCTGTTGAGTCAACCAGCTTTTGGTCTTCCTGAGTAAATCTGCGGGGCTTTGCCTTTTGTAAGGCAACCAATCGGTTTTGCGCCTTGACTTGTATGCTGGCTGTTTCCCCACTGTCAACAATATCCATCGTGTCCATCTTGCCACGGAACAAAATATATGGGTCTGCTATAACCGCACCAGATGACAAAAGCCCAAGATATAGAGTTGCGTCTTTGCCTTGGTAATTTTCTGATAATGCCAGACTTAACAATGATGAATTTATCCCTGAAAGTGAAAAACTTGCATTACTTGACTCAATATCGTTTGTTTCCTCTACGGCTGAGACTGTTGCCAAATCACCCGCCCCTGTGAAAGTTTCTGAACCTGAACCCGCTTCAAATGCAATATCGCCAACGCCCGTCCAAAGGCGTGTCGTGCCGCTTTCAAATTCTAATTTAACAGCAAAAAATGGGTCAACATTATCGGCGGCAATCGCATTATTGAAAGCTGTGGTTGATGAGCGTGTCATTAAAATGCCTCACTACAACTGAACGAAAAACCATAAGTTGATGCCGCATTTGCATCCCATCCCGAAACATCATCATCTAACCTGAAAACGCCTTTTGGGTTTGTGTAGGTAATGGTGGCATCATCTCCGACGCTTCCTTTCAGAGCTGGCTCTATATCAAGGTTCGCCGCCCCTGATGAGCAAGTCGCATCGTTAACGACTTGATGAAGCGTTGTGCCAACCTGAATATAATCACCCGCCTTGAAAACCACTGTGCTATCTGCATTTGTATACCCGTCTGTTGCTATTGTGCTGACCCCTGCGGAATACCCGCCTGAATTATTTATTCTGATCGTGCCAGCAACCGCGCCCTGCGGTGAAGTTGCATCGGGGTCGCCTAATTCAAAGGTCCCCCTGCGCCCTCGTAGTTTCAGAAAAAATGCTTGCCATTCGGCGGCTTGCGCTCGCTTCATCGGCGGCAAGGAAAGTGTCGCTTGCCACATTGAAAACTTTTCATAGCTGAATGTTTGCTGTGTTCCTGTAAATGGGCTTTGCGAAATGCCAGTGCGCCGCATCAACTGAAATTTAGATTGCGAATAATTAGGACTGGTTGGATAGCTAAGTGGATAAGTATAGGTCGCCATTACAATACCTCTGCCATTCTGCCACCTTTAGATTTGGCTTGTGCTACTGCTGTCAATGTTTGATTTTTGATAACAGGCAAGAAGTTAAGAAGTTCCGCCCTTACTGTCTGGGATACGCCAGTGCTAACATTTATATTCTGATTGACCACAACGCTAGTGCCGCCCAATGCAGACCGCGTATTGTTCGAGTTCATCAATGATGCGGCGGCATTTGGTATCAGGATTTCAGGACCCCGTTCTCCGACAAGTGTAGGCTGTCCGCGCTGGACTGTGCCGCCTGTTGCCCCTGCGGGTCGCGGCATAGGAACCATAGCACCACTACTACCGCCGCCACCAAATATGTTACCTGTTGGCAAGGCATTTGGCGTCCCTGAAAGATTAAATATGCTATTAAGAATCTGATTGATTACTTGCAGTCTAATAAACTCCGCGATTAACTGAGTTACAAAACTTCTGGCAATACTCTTGAAGTCATCCAGCGCAAACTCGCCATTTGCCAAACCTTCTGCTAATTCTTGTGACAGACTGTTGCCAAAATCAATAGTTGCATTTTTTACTGTATCCATAACAATTTTTTGATTTTCTATTGAAATACGCAACTGTTCATTTTTTCTGATGATCTCATCAATCTGGTCTAATTCTGCCGCTTGCGTATCTGAGATTGCGCGTCGCGCCTCGATAATCTGCCCGTCAATCTCATTGCCAGAAAGTTTGACCGCATTAAGGGCTTCATTTTCTATTCTTAATTTTCTAAGTGCTTCTTCTAGTTTTGCACTTTCGACATCTGTCAGCTTTGGCACTATTGGTGTTTCTTGTAATTTTTTGCCAGCATTTGCTAAATTATTTACCGAATCTGCCGCCTCATCCGTGCCCTCTTTGAATTTACGAACCTTGACATTATTATCAACCATATAGCGTAGGCTTGGCAAAAGCCATCCCATAAGCGCCTCGCCAATCGACCGCTGACCCTTTACAACTTCCGTTGAATCCTTTGCCATGTCGGTAAAGAGTTCTACAAACTCTTTCATAGCGGGCATAAGACGCTGACCTATAGCAAGCTGTAATTCATCAACCGCCGCCTGTAATGCCCTGACCCTATTAGCATAGCTATCGGATGTTCTGGCGGCATCTCCATGCGCGTCTGTCGTTCCTGCTAAGATAAGATTTAATCTTGCCTGAACCTTCTCTTGAGCCGATACCGCATCAATGTTTTTCGTAATCCCCATACGAAATAATTCGGCTTTGAGTTCTGTCTCCCCGATTACAATACCAAAGCGTCGGACTGTTTCGTGGTTACCTACCAACGCTGATTGAAATGCCTTCATTACCTCTGGGTCTGAGGCATTTTGGAATGACGCAACATCTGTTGCCAGCTTAGTAAGCTGAACAGATAAATCGGCGGCTTCACCACGCGCAAAACCTAACGGCACAAATGTATCCTGCACCTGCGCCGCCATTTCTTCTAATTCAAAGCGAGATCGTCCGACTGCATCCGCAAATGAGCCAAGTTCTTTTCTAACATCTTGAGTAAATTGACCAAATACAACGCTAGACTTAGCTTGCATCTCCTCTACATGGCTTGCAAAGTTTGTTGCGGCTATTGCGCCCCTAGCGAACTCACGAACAACAACAGCACCGAGGACAGCCTTAAACACCCGCCCCATATTTTCCATTGCGCGACCCGCGCCGCGAGTTGCGGTTTTTGTTCTTTTGTCAAGTTCGTTTAAGGATTTTTTTACATCCTTGAGGTCTGCCTCGACCTTAACCAGAATTGTATCAACTGTTGTCGCCATTAATCAGGATACCTCAACATTAAATCTTCCAATTCATTCTGGGTTAATGGCTTATCTTGTGTGCTGTTTGCTTCTAAATATCCATTTATAACAATAAACAACTCTTGCAGACCCATGTCCCAAAATTCAGATGGCGGTATCCCAATTACTCCAATCCCTGCCCCAATGAGACTTTGCCACGGAATGGCATCTACTGGTTGACCGCCTCCTGCTTTCCCTCAGTTTCCTCATCCCCCATCAAGGTATTCGTTAGAATTTGACCAACAGCCGTAAGGCAATCTACA